CAAATCTTTCTTTTTAGATTCTAATGTATTGATTTCTTCATTTATCTCTAAATTTTTTTGGATAGTTGCCTCACTTTCATAATATTTTTTAATATCAGATTTTATGGATTCCAATTGATTATGTAAAAGTTGATGATTAGTTTCCAAACTATTTAATTCTGCTTCAGATTTTTGTTTTAGAATTTCTCCCTTTTGATATTTGTTTCTTAACTCAACCAATTTTTCCCAAACATCTTCTACTTCCGAAAATGGTTCGGTTGCTTTTATTAAGGCCTGATGTGCTAAATTAAGAGTTTCTAATTGTTTCTCTTGTTTTTTAACTACCTCTTTAGTTGCAATAGCATCCTGTACGAACACATTATTCATACAAAACTTACAATTTGGGTCATATTCATGTTTTTCCAAATGTTTTAATTTTTCTAAATTTGATTCGTATTGAGATTCTAACTTATCTATTTGTGCTTGAACATCTGCTATTTTTCCTTTTGCTAAATCCCATTCTTTTTTAGCTTCATCTATTGGTAATCCATTTACATTATCATATTGTGAAATAGATTGAGATGCTTCAGCAAGAAGTTCACCATAAACACCTATATTATTTTTTTTGGTTTCTATAAGAGATTCATTTTGTAAAATATCTTGCTCAATTTTAGCTTTACCCCTTTCCAATTTAGTAACATCTAATTTAGAATCAATTGGAGTTAAAGATTCTTTTAAATCGGAAATTGTGTTTTGAATTTCTTCTTTTTGTTTGTTTAAAGATTTTGTTTCAGACTCTAATTCGTTTAGAATTTTTTTACACTCTTTAAGGTCGGTCTCCTTTGTCGCCAATTCAGAAGTAAAATCAGTACGTTTGAAATTTCTGATTAGTACTGCCACTTCTTTAATCTCATCTGCTGCAGCCTCATACAACTTATCAAATATATCTAATCCCATAAATTGTACAAGGAGGTCTTTCCTCTCTGATTGGCTCTTATCAATGAATAGGGCGTTGTTTCCTTGTAGTGATAGAGCAGTGAGTACGAAATCCTCATACCTTCCCACATACCCTTCAATGACTTGATTGGTATCCCTTCTTTCAGTTCCATTAAGTGATTCTTTTTGCCCATCTACCTCTTTCCAAAACTGCACATCTACTTTTACGTTTCTTCCCTTATTAATAGTTCTCGCCTCTCTCCTTATAGTGTAAGATACTCCTTCTACTTCAAAATCTAATTGGCAGTGAAAATCCAATTTACGATTGTTCATAATGTGAGATGCCTTAAACGCTCTACTACACTTATCAAATAGACAAAATGATATTGCGTCAAATAATGCTGATTTTCCACTTGCATTTGGTGCAAACAATCCCATTAGTCCGCTAACTTTGTCAAAATTGATTACGTTATCTTCACCATAACTGAACATATTAGAGAATTCAAATCTTACCGGCTTCCATTGTACGTTTCTTGTCAGTTCGTCTAATACGATTCTACTATTAATCTCTTTGTTTAGAGATTGAACTCCTGCTATATCTTCTGGTGTCACAAATGGCAACATACGTTGGATATAATCGGATATAAGAGAGTTTTGATAATTAATATCAGTAATATCTTCTAATTCTAATTTATTATCTCTATCACCGGTCTTTTTCTTTTGTAAACTATCAGTTCGTATAGTTGTAAAATCTTCTACACCGTATTTGATTTTAATTTCGGTGATTGCTCTCTTTGTATCTACCGCATCAGTATCGGAGAACCTTACCCTAAGCCTTGGATAAGTAGGTAAATCAGTAACGTCAGGAACAACTCCTGCGATAATATCCATGGTGTAATAACCATAATCGTTTTTAATATCAACTTCTTCATATGTTAATGTTTCTAAATCCCAAACTAAGAAACCATGTTTATCAAGGGTTTCTCCAAAATTTTGTTGCACCAACGAACCTGCATAAACACACTTACAACCTTTAGGGGAAATTAGTTCTTGTCTTTTGTGGATATCACCTAATAGGGCTAAATCGTAACCATCAAACATATCAGTTGTGAAATGTCTGGATGATACTACATACCCTATATCGGTTTGTGAGTGGTCCACAGGTCCGTGAAATAGTGCAATCTTTTTTCTGGCCGGCATCATCGTCCAATCATCTGCCTTTGGCCAATTATCTTTATTATCAAAAATAGAATATACTGCAAATGCTACTTTATCTTCCCAAAATATTTGAGTATCTTTTAAATAATGAAAATTTGGTAGATTAAGTGCCTCTACAATAGGTGAAAGTACATCCAATCTATCCGAATTGTTCATATTACAATCATGATTGCCCGCAATTAATATGGTTTTACAATGTTTAGAACATTCAGTAAATAACCAACTAATCTCTTTCACCAATTCAGGAGACATTTCTAATTTAGCATGGGCAATATCACCTGCCAAATAAATTAGAGAATCTTCAGTACCTCTCTTACGAATTTCTTCAAACATTTTTTCAAAAACGTCTCTAAATTCTTTGTGTCTTTTTACGTTACGAATATGAATATCCGCGATGTGATAAATTCTTTTTAAACTCATATGTTATTCAACTTCGCCATCACCAAATCATCCCAACTTGTCTCTTTGGCATCTTTTAATAGTTCATTTACTTTTTGAAAACCCATTTCTCCGGCATCCTTATCAGTTGGAATGATATTACGAACTTTAATACCATTTTTCATAAACCAATCAGTATGCTTGGTAGAATCTTCAACGGCATCTGAATCTAACATAATAGTTACATCCTTAACACCTTTTTCTAATATTTTATTTTTGAGTTTGCTGAGTAAGAATTTACCCAACAAAGGAATTACATTTCTCTTGACTGAGAAGGAATCAAATACGCCTTCAACTAATGTGATTGGTTCATTCCAATTTATCATTCCATCAAATACAATTACATCTCTACTAATCGGTGGGTTTTTATACTTCATCTTTTCTTCATCATAGAATGAACGAGCCACAAAGTAATTAAGTTCACCATTATCATCGTAAGAAGGAATAATAACTCTACCACCATATAATCCATCTTCACAATATCCAATGTTATACTTTACGATATCAGCTTTTGTGATACCTCTTTTATTTAAATAGTGTAATGCTTGATTATAGGAAGGATTTATACCTTTTGGTTTGAAGTATAATTGTTTGAACTCTTTAGGTAATTGTAATTTTGCTACATATTCCTCTTTTGAATCGTATTCGGGCTCATCACCATATACATCCTTTACAATTCCAATATCCCTAATGTCTACATTTAGTTTACGAAGAAGGGATGATATACTTCTGCCTTTAGAATCACATACCCAACAATGCCATCTTTGAGTATCTAAATTTATTTGAAGTTTTTTCTTATGATGATTACAAAAAGGACAATGGTGTGCTTGTTCATTTCCTTTCAGAGATGAGCCTACTCCCAATGCAGAGTCTAATATATTGATTATTTTTAATTTGTTCTTACCCGATAACATAATTTAGGTTATATCCACAAAAACTATGTAAATATACAACATTTTTCGGATATAACCAAATTTAATTAACCAAAAGTGGAATTTCTTACGTCAGTAAGAAAATCGGCTAAAAATTGAAGTTTATTTGCAACTTCTTCTCTAGGTTGATTGGAGAGAACCATACCTTTAAGGTCTAATAGGGATGCAGCTGCAATAGAATGTGCATCATCTTTTGAGTTTAAGTAAGAATCAGAAATTCCGTACTTTTTACAAATTTCATCTAAAGTCATAACGTTTGTTTATTAATATATATCCTTTCGGAAGAATTTTCCCATTAAATTTTCATTAATAGAGCGTGGGTCCATCAAAACGTCTAATTTAAATTGCCACCAAACTTCCCAATATGTAAGTGATTTTTTACTAAAGCAGAATTGAATGATTTCTCTTTCAAAATCGCCACTTCTACCTTCTTTTACTTCGTTTTTAATCCATTCGTTTGATGAATAGTATTTCTCCCAATCAGAAGCTTTCTTTACTACTCTTTTACGAACCTTTCCCTTTAAGGGTTTTAAACGGCGAGTTGATGTAAGTGATTTTTTACCAATATAGAATTTACCAGTTGGAGTGTGTATAATCTTATAGACAAAACCAATCGCACCCTCTGGAGTGTTTTCTTCTGTAACAATATTTCCCTTAAATTTCCAAGACATTGATTATTTCTTAACAATCTTCTTACTATACTGATTATCACCTGGACCATATCCTGGCATAGTGTATCCGGATAAAGGTGTAGGATTACTTCCTAAATCACCATTTCTACCTTTTTTTAGTTTAGCATCGTTTACTATTGCGGCATCTATATTTCCAAAAGGAGCTTTTACATCTTTGCCCGGAACTGTTCCTACCGAATACGGTGTTGGGTCTTTAGCTGTTTCTGGTTTTGCGTTTTTCCAGTTGTTTGTTAGACCTTTACCATCATATGAATTATATAAATCTATTATTGTTGCTGCCATTTGTTCTCTATTTTAAATATAAATATAATAAAACTGTCAATTAAGTATCAAAACGAATTACAAAATTAAGTGGATAATCTGGTAATGATTTTATTGGTTTTGGTAATTTAGCGATTGCCACCATATTCAATTCATCATCATATAATCCAATTGTTGTAATATATGGTGCTAAATATGAACCAGTTGGGTCTACTGAACCACTGTATATATAATCATCAAAACTTCCAAATTTCAAAGGATTTAAAGATGATGTATAAGGATGTTTTTTTCCTTTTACCCATTTAATACCCGCATCATAAAAAGATGAAGTTACCAAATCACCAACAACCGTTGAGCCTGGTCTTTGAATAACAGTTGTAATTATTTTACCACCATCTTCATATACTGCCGATGGATTTTGTGAGTAATTAAATTCGTTTTCTAATACTGATAAAAATATTTCATTTTCAAATATAGTTTTAGTAGAACGAAAATCTAAAAAGAAATTTTCTAAAGTAGAGCCACTAACCACCCCGTCAGTTAAAACAACCAATCCTCTATCATAAAACACATTTCCTTTAATATTACTAGCCGAATCTATTAGATTTGAAAACCCATCATCGGTATATGTTGTATTGGCTCCGGTTGGGTCATCATATAAAACCAATGAACCGATTTTTACACCCTCTCCATAATATTCCTGTGGAATTGATATTACTGCAATTTCATTTCCTATAACTCTCTCATCTTTGGAAGCATATGATTTTCGCTTTCCAACTTCGGTTAAAATAGAAGCTGTGTCTGCGTTTGTGTAGAATTGGGATTTAATTGAGTAATACAATGCTCGTTTTGAGACACCGTTTGTTTTTGGGTCAACTTCTATATCGTATTCACCACCACTTCCAGTTGAAGCGAGGTAGACGGGTACATCAGTTCCATCCAATCTCCATTCTTTATAGACCTTCATTGGTCTTACTATAATATCAGATTTTGGAATTTCTTTAATCATTTATACATTTTCTATAAATATAAATTAAACAAAAAACCCCCTTTCGGGGGTTTCATGCTTTTTATTAAATTAATTAGAATGATAATTTAACTTTAATCAATACTTCCTTATCAAAAGATTTTACAATTGGTTGAGAAGTTTTTGCTACAGCAACTAATTCATTTGAATCATTATACAAACCTACGGTTGTGATGTATGTTTGCGGGTCAGTTTCAAATGTTGCTTCTGTAAAATCTCCATTTGTATCTATATAAGTAGGATTGTTAGAATAGTTAAACTCTCTATTTGTTGCTCTTACGAAGAAATGTTGTGTTGATACATTTTCAGTTCTTCTAGCATCAAAGTCAGCTCCTTTTTTAACTGCGTAATATAATCTCTTATGATTATACTGCTCAGATCCTGTTGCGTGAGAGCCACTCATTCCACCTATTAAGTTTCCATTTTCATCATGGATGTTTCCTAATTTAGTTTGAAGTGCAGTTGGATTGAATACCATAATTCCTCTATCTGGATAGAATAATCCAAATCCTTTACCATTTGCATCGTATTGGTTTGTGATAGTTGCTTCTAATTGAGTTCCAACATTAAGAGTTCCCTCTACAATATTGAATACTCTACCAGCTTTTCCAAAATTATCACCAAATTTCTTACCACTATCATCAATGAAAGTAAAATTACCATTAGAACCAGAAAGATTTAATTCCCAGTTTCCAGCATCCATTGATTCTCTATATCTATTTCTTGCAATGTTAATCACATAAAGACCATTTGAATCATCTTCAGTTCCACCAGAATTAGGGAATGAGAATTTAGAATCAGTTGGGTCTAATAAAATAGATTTATATTGTGCGTAAGTTGCTTTTGTAGCTAAAGTTGAATTTGTATCAACATCCAATGTTGCAGAACCACTTGAATCAACGTGTCCATATGCTATTGCAAATTCAACTTCTGCTGATGCACTAATTTGTGGGTTGTATGAATAGATGTTGTAGTAATACTTACCACTCGTTGCCGCTGCTTGAGTAGATGATGTAAAGAAATTGTTTATTTGTCCTTCATCACTTGTCCATAAGCCAGTGGTAACAACTTCAACTTTTGCGTTTACTTTGTCAAATTCACCAAATCTCTTGTAAATACCAGTTGTAACACCAGCACCTACAGCAATTTGTTGACCTGCAGGTAGTGCGGTATTTAACAACGCTACAATTTGGTCAGTATCAACAACACCAGTATTTGCTAAAGATGCAATCTGGGCCGTTACATTCGGGTCATTTATTTGTGCCATTTTTTATATCGTTTTATGCTTTATAAGTTACAGTCACAGGTATAGTTTGTGAA